CCTGTGCCTTCTTCCACAGATTTCACAGTCAAGCTCACTTCAATAAATGGTTTCAGTTTCAACCAAGCATGGCTTCTTTTGCATTCATACGGAGCATCCATATCTTTAATCATGATGCCTTCATATCCACCTGCTACTGCCCTCTTATTCACGTCTGTGTAGGTCTTTTGTCCTTCCACAGTGTCTAGGTCCACAATTTCATGTGCCAGCACTGTGACGGCGTTTAAATTGGTTTTATGCTGGTCGTACCAAGCCTTGACCATGGCAGTTCTGTCCGACTGCTTCTTATCCCAATAGCCTTCCATAAAATTAGACAATGGTAAAAAATCAAACAAGTGCAACACAGCATCCAATGCTCCTGCGGATTCTTTGCGATGTACTTGCTTCATTAAATCTTGAAAATTTTCACTCATTACTTCACCATCCAAAACCACGGCATAAGGTGGTGGGCTTTTTTTAACCACTTGCGATATCTGTTCTGCGATGTGTCCAAAGTTGGTAAATTCTTTGCCATTGCGGCTGAACATGTCCACTTTGCCATCTGGATACACAATAGTGATCACTCTTACTCCATCTAATTTTACTTCCAACATTTTTTTGCCTATCAGTTTCTTTTCATGATTGGCACTGTCATGTGCCAATTGGCAAGTGAACACTGGCACTTCATATTGTTTAAATTTGTTCTTGGTGGCCACACTGTTGACTGTTTTTTCGCTGACTCCACATCTTAAGTCTTTGATCAGTATTCTACGATAGAAACCATTCCACTGTTCTGCTGTTGCAGTGCTCATCAAAAGGTTAATGGCATCACGTGCGGCATGTCCTGTGAGTTCTCTACGATGCAGTTGCTCTGCCAACTGTTTAAATATCTTCCATTCACAGCCTTGACCTTTGATCACTGTGTCTTTTTCGGGTACCTGTTTCACCCCAAATGTGTAAAGTTTGTCCAAACACATACGCACACCTTCAAAGAATTCATCTAGGCCTTCTTTCATAGCCAGCAACAGAATGGCTTCTTTGGCCAATCTGCTGTTGTCTGCTTCTAGTTTAGCAATTACTTCTTGTGGTTGTGTTCTCATGGATACTATCTAGGTTTTAATATGGTATGAAAGGCTGTTTCTTGCCAAGTGTTTGGAAACGCCTTAGCCAAGTCTGCCACCTTCAACACAGTTCTAAGACTGATCTCTCTCAGTCTACGTTGATGTTCCACCACAAACTCCACTATCTGATTCTCAGTTTCAGGAGTCAATTCATATTCATTCAACATGCCATCTGTGACAATCTGTCTAATTCTTAATATCTTTTCTCTAATGGTATCAATTGTGAGATCAATATAGTGACTTCTAGACTCCAGTGCTTCCAAATGATCTCTTAGTTTTTTACTCTTCACATTGTCAAATTTGATGTTTGTGATGAATATAGCCGAACCTTTGAATTCAAAACTGCTGGGCACACCTTCTTCTCTCAATCTGTATGCTTCAGTGTTCCAACAAATTCTTCTAGTTCTTTTGGAATCCAAAGCTGCCTTCAATATGTTCAAAGATAAGTCCTCTAATAATATACTGTCGCAGTCATCAAACACCAACACATTGTCCTTCTCTTTAAAATGATACAGTTTGCAATACAAGCCCAATGCACTCATAGCACCTTTGACCACTTCATACTTGGGTTTGCTGTCTCCCAATGTGGCTAGGATGTCATGTTTTTGTAACACAGCCTCTACGCCAAAGGATTTACCCACGCCTGGAGGTCCTGACACAATCATTGCTCTCACATCACCTCTTTTGCAGGCTTTAGTCATGTCTGTTAATATGTCGAATCTTTTTCTTAATCTTTCTACCACTTCTGTATCGCTCTCTTCTTTAGGAGCTTCTGGTGCTTTGTCTCTCAATTGAGATTCCGATTCCACAGATACTCTGATCTCTTTGTCTGTGGCACCTGGAAATTCTTTGATGTCTTCCACTTTGACTGTGACGAAGCCACCTGGTTTGTGCGGATATGGATGATATGGTTTGACCATTTCGAATACTTGATTTTCTATCTTCTTACTTCTATAACTGCCTTCTAGCACGTATATTTGTTTTTTCATATGTTTGCCTATGGTTGTTTGCCTAAGTTGTATTTTGCCTAATGTATATATATAATAACTTCTTTGAACTCAAAAGTCAAATTATATTACTTGTGTTTCACCTTTAAAAAGTCAATAAAATCAATGACTTACAAAGGATTTGCACAAACGAAAAAGGGCGGCTACTAGAACCACCCTTTTCCTAACTAACAGAAGTAGAAATTATTCTACGTTGATCAAGCCTCTTGCGATTGCTTGATAGCCAGCACCAATAACTTTTCTTGGGGCTTTGCCAGTTCTGTAAACTTTTGCGCCAGTTCTCTTATTTGTGTTTAAGAACACTGGGAAGCCTTTGAATCTTAGGCTTTGAATTACTGCACCTGGGTTAGCGGCACCAAATCTATTTTTGATGGCTGCTGCTGTAAGAGCTTCGCCAGCTTCTAAAGCGGCTTCTACTCTATCTTGTATACTAGTTGATCTTCTCATTGAGACGACTCCTTCTTTTCTTGTTGTTGTATTATCAGAAGCAAAGCTTCTAAATAATCTTGTTAATATATTACTAGAATTTTTGATTCTAGTCAATCGTTTTTTCATTTTTGTTCTCCGTTTTAGTCTTTTTTGGATAGAATTTTATCTATCAATCCATACTCAAGCGACTCTTGCGCATTCATAAATTTGTCTCGCTCCATGTCAGCACTCAATTGATCAAAGGTTTTGCCTTTGGAGTTGTGTGTGACGTAGATCTGAGTGAGTTCCTTTTTCAGTTTAAGGATCTCTTGAGCATGAATCTGTATGTCTGTGGCTTGACCTTGAGTACCACCTGATGGTTGATGTATCATGTGTCTAGCATGTTTCAACATGTATCTGTGTCCTGGTGCACCTGATTGTGCTAATAGACTGCCCATAGAGCAAGCCTGACCTATCACATAGGTATACACAGGTGATTTGATATATTGCATGGTGTCATAGATGCCCAAACCTGCTGTGACCAATCCTCCAGGAGAATTGATGTAGAAGTGTATGGGTTTGACTGTTTCGCTTTCTAAAAATAAAAGTTGACTCACTATAAGACTGGCACTGATTGGATTTACATCTGTGTCCAACATCACTAACCTATCTTTGAGCAGTCGACTGTATATGTCGTAGGATCGTTCGCCTCTGGCTTCTTGTTCTATAACTATGGGCACCAATGATGGCATATTATTTGGGTCCTTTCGAAGTAAATTCTAGATTGGCCATGTTGCCCACATATTGATTGTGCTTGGCATCATACCGCATAGTGAGTCTAATGGATCGTTCCACAGACACATTTAAAAATTGTTTAGGTTTAAATTCTAACACTTCTGCTAGCACTGTTTTATCAGTGTCAGAACAATACACAGAAACTTTGTCCAAAGAATTTGTTTGATTCATACTTGTATTATACTATCTTAGTCGTCAATTGTAAAGCGAAATTTTTCAAAACAAATGTAATAAATTATATCAAAAATTATAAAATTATTAAAATACCCCCAAGAATCCAAATCTCTATCTAAAAAAAACACAGGCATTATCACAGTGATCAACATCAGCATGATGCCATAATGTATCACAAGATGTTGTGGCAACTTGTAAGTCAACCATTTCATCTTTTATCTCAGCTGATCTCTGAGTTTCTTAGCTCGTCTCCAGTTGGCAATGTTCTTCTTGCGCTCTTCACGTTTTCGCTCACTGGGCTTGGAATAAAATTCNTTNTCCTTGAGCAGTTGGAAAAATCCATCACGTTTCTGTTTCTTCTTAAGAATACGCATTGCCTTTTCCACGTTATTGTTTCTTACTTCAACTTTCATTCGATGTTTTCTAGTTTGTGTTAAATATACTAAAATATAGCACTATTTGGTGCCTAAGTCAACCTAGAGATAAGTATTGTATGTCCAAAAAGAGTTTAAGACAGATCAGAAGAATAGAAGCCAAAGCGGACAAGGAAATGTCTTATAAATCGTGGACAAAAAGCAAATCTTTTGCGAAGAACGCATCAGAGTCAGAAGTTTTACCAAAAGATGAAATAATCACCCTAGAACACCTGACTAATCCAAATCTTGATAAATAAGGTTTATTATCTACTTAGATTTAATCCAAATTTTTTGAAACGATTCTTCCAAGCATAGAAGCTGTCATTGTGATTGGCTGTGGGATCTTTGGTCACTGTCATTTGATACAAGTGTACCATTTCGTGAGCCAGTGTTTCGATATAATCTCTCCAAGTGTTAAACCTGTGATGCATTTCTATTAGATAATGCATGGTGGGATTGTGATAGGGTATTTTTTTTTGATCCCATTCGCCTCTGCGTCCTGCAATCCTGCTGTCCCAGTTGGCCACACATTGTCCCATCACTTGTTTCTTTTGGCTCACCGTGATGCGTGGTCTTTTCAATTTGGAATCAAAAATTTCTTTGTTGATGATTCCAAACCANTATTTGGTTTGATTCAGTGTGGGNTNAAAATTCTTTATATGACTGTGACGTTNACAGGCACGTTTGATCCTATTGACATGAGCAAATGCACTGGATTTTTTCATAGTAGCACACCAAATGTTTCATCACTATTTAAGTATTCCCCATAGGCAAAGCAACATCAACATCAGCATTATTGTTAAAACTGAATAAAAAAACTTGTTTAAACTGGGAGTTTTATTCTGTATTTTAGACATATTGTTCCTGTGTCCAAGATTCTTTGCTGAGATCACAGTGTTCTGCCCATCTAATGAATATGCCCAACTCTTTGCCATGAGCTTCTATTTCCCATGGTCGATCCCAATACTCCCATTGTTGTAGATTGATGTCCAGCCCTTTCCATTTGACCACTTCAGACCTATCTGTGTCTTGCATTTCTCCAGTGGCATATTGTTTGAGATGAATCATCTCGTGAGCAATGGATTCCATAATGCGTCTCATGGGCACTGTGCTGTCCACAGTGATGGTGAATTCTCTAGGTTTTTTAAGCCTGTCATCAAAGTCTATCTCAGCCAGCATGGCATCGTCTTTGTACAATGTTCTACTGAATTCCAAATCCACTGTCAATTTTTTAATTAGTTTTTTATCCATGAGTAGATCAGCAGCATATCTAATCATACTTTCTGCTAGATCTTTGAGTCTAGGCTTGCCGCCTGTGATGGATATAATCATTGTGTTATCAAATCGTAAGTGTTGGCAATTTCTTTGGCCAATGTTTGAATATCATTGATTAAAAATCTCAACTGCTCTTCGGACACTGTGCAAGGTGTTTCATTGATCAATCGGTTTAATTCCAGAGACTTTTCGTACATGGCTTGTACTTTTATAATCACAAGATTGTAAGTTGTCTGCATCATTATAATATAACAGGATTGCTCACACAAGTCAAACAGTGTAGGGCCAAAAAAAGCCACAGTTTATGCGACTTTTTGCTGTGGATTATTTTATTTTTGGAAATAGTGCGTCTGTGCAAAATAATTCCACATCTGCTTCGGCCAAACCTAAACTTTTCATCACTCTAGGCGTGTGTGGATTCTGTTGCTGATTGTGGCAATAATAGTTTTGTGCCTCAATGGTGTCTGCTTCTTTGGCAGTGTGAGCATATTGTCCTATGCTGTCAAAATAAACTCGTAAATTGTTCAGTGCAAGATTCACAATGGTCTGAGCTTCTTCATCAGTCTGCACATTACCTGCAGCAATCATGCTGCCTGAAAATATGTTCAAAGCCCATTCTGGTAACTTTCTTTTCTTAGTGGGCACAAACTCAGCCACTGCTTGATGATACCATTCTATCAATGGATGTTGTTCACCTCCTGAACTGCGTGAAAAGTCATGAAATGCGCCGGTCATCTTGTGCTCTCCTGCTATGACATCAAATCCATATATGGGACCGTTGTTGTGCAAATGCGGAAACACACACACATGCATCATCCATAAACCTTTGCTTTGTCTAGCATCCACCACGTCTATGTGACAGCGACGACAATGTTCTGTGTGCCATACTCTGTTGATCCAACCATTCTCTGGTTGATTGAATCTGCTCATGCCAGGCTCTTCAATTTCTCGACCCCTTATATCAAACTCTGCGATGATTTTGTCTTTGCTGTCTATAAGGATATTCCAAATGTTACTCATGTTAATATTCTTCTGGTAGGCCTTTGAGCTCTCTCACTCTGTCTTTCAATGTGTCTATTGTAGTATAGATGTGACCTGTGTCATGTTCTTGAATCTGTGTTTTAAAATATTCAATTTCATCTTCTAATACTTTTACCTTAATTAGATTGCCTGGAAAATCTTTAAATTTTTTCTTTTTAATCATTGATCATCTCTTTGAATAGAGAGGTGGCAAAATCAAAACATTTTCTTGCTTCATCTGCCATTGAATCATTGATCTTGGATCTAATAATTTCTTTGGCTTTGTCTCCATCTGCAAAATCAAACATTTTGCCTAATCCTGGCACTTTTTTACGTATCATTTGTCCACCAGACAAATCTCCCATGTGTCGCACATACACGTGAGCCATCAATGCCGTGGGATGGTCACTTATAGTTTTTAGATGTGCTAGATATTCTTTGGTGCTGTTTTTTATTTCTGGCACTGTGTCGTCCTGCCATAGTTCTTTAAAATCTTCATAAATCTTGGGAGCTCTTCTCACATCAGGCATGTCATTGAATAATCCATGTGCCATGGCCATTGCCTCCAACAGATCGTATGCATTGAATTGATTGAATAAGAACTCTGCGTAGAGTTTGGGATCTATGCTGCCTGAAAACATCACTTTTACAAACTTCTGACGCTCTGCATTTTTGTGATGCTCCCAAGTGAGATCTTTGAGGCTCATTGTTATTCCATTCTTACTTGTAGAGGAAATCCTCTGCTTCTGGATTCTTCTATGGCTTCTTTGGTTTTTTGCTCTGCCACTTCAAAACTGTATGCTCCCACCACACTGCTACCTTCTGTGTGAATTTTAAGTGTGATCTCCTTAGCTGATTCTTCTGAGTGTTTGAATATTTTTATTAATAACTCCACCACGAAGTCTACTGGTGTGATGTCATCATTCAGCATGATTACTTTGACTGGTTCTGGTTCCAACACTATCTGCTGAACTTTTTCGTCAATTATTATATCTGTTTTGGTTTTACTCATATATTTTATATTTATTAGAGCGTATTATGACTATACTAATATAATGATTATTATGGCAAAAGTCAAGAGATATTTGCAATTAGATTTTAATGTCCAATTCTGTATTGAAGCTCATGGATATACGCATCTGCTCAGATTGATTGCTGTGTACAAAATGTTTGAGCCAGCTGGGGAATATCAACAGCATGCCTGTCACAGGATGATAGGTGGCTTTGTGACTGGTGAATTGAGTGTACTTGTCCAAATTGTCTGGTAGATAATACAATGCCTCATCACTTCTATGAAACTCAATACTGCCCATGTTGTCTGTGGGAATGTCTATGTAATACACACCGCTCAAAATACTGTGTTGATGATTGTGTAGGGTGTTGTAGGATCCTTTGGGATTCACATTGAACCAAAAATTACAAATTCTTATTGGTGGTAGACTGCCTTGACGAGCACAGTCTTGCACGTGAGTGTTTAGAATACGTATCATATGATCCACCTGTATGGGTCTGCTTGAGTCCAACATGTAGTCTTCACTCTGCCAACCCAACTGATTGGTAGCAGTCTTGCCTTTACTGGTATTCTTGGTTTCCAACACGTGTGTTTTAATGGCTGCATTGTCCAGACTGGTCAATGTGTCTTTCCAAACAATCTGCGGAAACCAAAGATCAGCTCGCATGGCCATAATTTATTCCTTGTTAATTTTTTCCACTAATGTTTTAAAATCATAAATCCTGTTGGCATTCAGTAGATGATAAGGAGAAGGATCTTTTACACTTAGATATGATGTGTGAGGCATGCTTAATAGGTAACCTAATAACCAAAAATCTGTGCCAGTTTGACTGATGTCCAGCACTATATGATCCACAGTGTTGCTGACAGTGATTAACCAATCCTGATGTTCTTTAGTGTTCTCATACAGATATAGATTGATTTCTTTGTTGAGATTCAACACTGCTTGATTGAAGTCTGCTTTCACAACATCACTGGGCATAATCAATAGCACACTCATATTGGTGTTGTGCAGCCTATCGGGTGGCGTGATCAAATGTATTCTGCTCATCTATAGTAGTTATTGATTTATTTTTGGATGCGATTCCAGATTGACTTGTCCGACTGTTCTTCATTCTGCACGTAATCTTCTTCTACCGTTTTTCTAACTTGTTGCTGATCTTCTTTGATGATGTAGGATTGACTCTTCTTTTCCTTGTCTTGTTCCAATGCTTTTTCTGCTTCCTCTAACATTTGATTCCATTGATCTACAGGCATGGGTGGAGTCACTGTGTCTTGTGTTTCCCAAGGCAGTTTGTCCAGCATACCTGACACATAGTTAAATCTTAATCTTTTTATAGTGTTGCGAGGATTGGTTTGTTGACTTTTCCATTCTTTCACTTTTTGTTTTTGTGCATGAAAATACTGCAGTCTACTTTTTAAATCATCAGTGTTGATCTCCAGCACATCACCGTCTTCAGTGTCTATCACTGCTGGTGTTGATTCATCAATTCCATCCAATTCCTTGATTGGTGGCAGTGCCATAGGTTTAGGTGGCATTAAAGCACTGAGTTTAAGTCCAGTAGAAACAGTTTGTGCTTTGGGCAACACTGGCACTAATGTGCTCAGTTTATTCACACTAGGGTCTTTTTTTTTGAAAGGAAATTCCTTAAATCTTTCGCTGATTTTTTTTAAGAGTGGAGTTGGATCTATGATGGGTGCTGTGGGAGGAGTTTTTCCGCCACCTGTGTTGCCTCTGGCTTGTGTAATGCTTTGCTGTCCTGCAATCAACAACAACACTGCTAGTGGATCAAACACAATAATAATCAACACGATGACCCAACGCACTGCCATGTCGGTGTTGACTTTGTCCACCATGCCAAGATCCACAAACAATTCACCGATGTATTTGATAGGACCAATTTCAGCATCCAATGTGATCTGTGTGGTTTGCAGCGGAGCTCTTTGATTGATCAACTGCTGTATTCTCTGTTGGCTACGGGCAATCTGCGATTCTGCTGCACTGTTGTTGCCTTGGTTGGCAGTGGTCAACTGTTTGATCTCTCTGTCAATGCCGTCGCGTTCAGACTGCTGTTGTTTTTTTAACTCTATGCCTTTGGCCACTTTGTCATTGAATATGGTGCTGGTGGCTCCTTGTGACGTGTAGGCCTCCACTTCTCGGTCCAATTGTTTGATTCTTTCTCGCAGTTGGGCTATTCTCTCTCCTGCTCCACCGCCTGCTCCTGAATTACGTTTGATGATCTCTTGTTGACGTTCTATCACATCCTGTTCAGATTTGATCTGACTGTTGATGATTTGAATCTGTTGTGTGTTGTTGCTGGAGGTGGCTCCCTGTTGTAGATGCGATTTGGATAGAAATCCAAATATGCCCATGCTGGTGATCACCATGAGTATGAATATAGCAATACTCATGTAGTATTTCATGTATCTTTCTGCTAGGTACCAATTTCTATACAGCCAACTGGCCGTGACCAGTTTGGCAATTTCCAATGTGACTCCCATGAATATGATGGGCACTGCAGCACCTGAAAATATGGCCACAAGTCCTATGACCGAAAAATAAATTGCGGCTGAACTCAATGCGAATGCTGTCAATAATGTGACTATGCCCAATAACATTTTATATCCTTGTTAGAATATATTTATCAGATTTATTTGTTAAAACGCCATCCAGGATGGCTGGCATCTACACAGGCAGTCTCACTGAAACTGCGTTCTCTGCCCTTGTTTATTAGTTGACTAAAAATTACTCTACAATAGCCTGATCCACGAGGATAACTGCTCACTATTCTCACGTGTCCTTGAGCTTCTGTTTTGTTGTTGTACCAACTGGTCACCACATCATGATCTAGATTGTTGAGAGCATAATATATGGCAGTTTTTTGACGTTCTTTGTCCTCATCATCCAACATGTAAAATTTGTATTTGAAAAAGTTAGCCAGATAGTTGGCACTGCTCATGTTAGAGCTGTACGCAGTCTCCACACTCTTGTAGGTACTTTGACTGTCCACTGCCACAGTGTGTGAAGCACACTGATTCAACAGCAATAGGCTAATTGCCAGTATTAACGATTTCCCAGCTACCATCGAATTTTTGACACACATAACCTCTTTTGTTGACCCAAGCCCCGTTTAGATTTATTTCATACCAGAATTCTCTGCAACTTTTAGCGATACCGCTGAATTGCAAGAAGTCCTTGCGACCATCATCACACACCAGTTTTTCCACACTATCTTCTTTGATAATGTTGCCTTGTGTATCCTTCACAATCACTGTTTCTGTTTTTAGATTACAGTATTGATTGCTCCAGGGTCCACCTGCTGTGGCCAATGTAGCCCACGTTAGCCCTAAGAATAAGGCTGTGGCTGCAAGTAGGTACTCAAAACGGATCATACTAGTTCGTTTTGTTTAATAACTTGTCGCTGGACTTTTCCAAATTACTTGATCTGTTTTGACCTGAAAATAATTTGTTCTGTTTGTCCTGCTCATATTTTTTTAAGATAGCATCCACGTCTGCTTTGGTGATCTTAATCAATATAAAACTCCTGTAATTGTTGATTTCAGGATTGAATACTGTTAATTTCTTTTCCACAGCATAGGTTCTTAAAGATGTATCAGCAATGATGTTCACTATGAGATCTTGAGCTTCCACTCTGCCTATAGTTCTTTCTGCATTGCCTGTTTCATCCAATTTGTAAGTGGTTTTGTTGTTGACTTCTCCCACCACTCTGTCTACTATCTTGGCTTTGGCTTTGATCAAAGCCTTCTTGTGTGACATTTCCATGTCTGGTGACACATCGGATCCCACTGCATAGAACATACCTTCTTTGTTCCAAAACCATCCTTGGGTTCCAGTGTCTGCGTGTTGCAAGTACCAAGCGGGTACTTCTTTAGCGTCAGTAGTTTCGGTTGGTAGTTTTACCATCCTGTTTGCACAGGCACCCAGTAAACCAGCCAACAATATTACCATTGCTATTCTCGAGCCTATCATATTGCCTCCTTGTTGTGTTGTAGCATTTTTGCTCATGTGTTCATTATATGTGAATACTCATGCAATGTCAATCACTAATGCCAAAACATTAACCGCACACATATTGACTTTTTTGATTGTATCTTATCAAAATAATATTTTTGGTTAGCAATAGCAACACTTTATGTGTGTGAACGCCAATTTAAATAATAATACAGATGGCAAGAAAAAAAAGAATACCCAAGCATGAATCAGTGTGGAAATCAGTGCGACGCAAAGCACCCAAAGTGCCTGACATCACCTGCCCTGCCATAGATGATGTGATTCAGCGATTGGATGCCCTCAGCAACACCACCAAACGACTCACCACAGCACAGAACAAAACATTGACTGTGAAATTGGAAAAATTACGCAAAGCCAACGAACGGTTGCGTGACAGCGGTGTGTACTGGCACGATGCCTGCAAATCTGTGATAGAAAAATACCTCAAGAAAAAATCCAATAAGTGGTAGTTTAATCATATTCATCCAGGATAAATATATTGGTACATAACAAAGGTTCAACCATGAGCGGACACACATTTATTAATAAAACAGAAGCATCTGGACAAGATTTTCAAATGGGCACATCTAGTGCTATCTCCAAAGAAGATTGGATGAGTAAAAAATGGCGTCCTATGATGGGTTGGGTGTATATGGCCACTTGCACTTTTGACTTTGTGATTGCTCCTATTTTATGGTCCATACTGCAGGCATATAGCGGCGGCACAGTGACCAGTCAATGGATGCCACTGACTCTGCAAGGTGCAGGTTTATACCATGTGGCCATGGGTGCTGTNTTGGGNNTGACNGCATTTGGAAGAACACAAGAAAAAATTGCAGGAGTAAATGCAGGACCTAGCATGCCTGTGATGCAAAATAGACCAGTCACTGCACCAACATCAAACGCTCGACCAGCACGAATGGACGAGCCTGCGCTGTAAGCAACACAGCTCTGCAACAATAATTAAACATCTATAAAACTGTGAATGGTGAAAGGTTAAGTATTTTTATGAAATTTTTCTTAGTGGTGGTTATTTGTATGTGGGGAGAATGTGAGAATTATCTTACCACAGAACCTGAATTCACATCCAGAGAAGAGTGCCGTAAATATTCTGAAACATTGGTAGAAAAAATAAGAGAAAATTTTCCTGACAGTTCTGGCAGCACCTATTGTTTTGATGAAAAAGAAATAATAGACATAAACAAAGATCTATTGAAACAAGAACAAGAATTCTTAGAACAGCTCAATCCAAGTATCTAAATTTAATTTCTTCTCATTTTGGAGATGTCTATGGCATCCTGCTGATCAAACACCGGCACGAGGTTGCTCTTGTGTAGCATGCCAATACCCAATAGTTTACGCTCACCTGAATAGTGCTGTGGTTCAGCACGGCCGCTGAACTTGACCATTTTGTCCGATGTCTTGGGCATATCACCCTTGGTCTTGTATTCTGGAAAAGGCACAGGAGAACCCTTGCTTCTCTTCTTTAGCTCTGCGGGAGTGAGGTTCTGTGACTTCAACCAAGCATGATGTTCTGCTTTTGCACGAGCCAATCTTTTTGTTTGTGCTAATCTATGTTTGATAGTTTTGTTCACTCTGGTCATAATAAATCCCATACTAGTATTATAGTACATGTTAATCACACAGTCAAGTGCAGATANGTGGCTAAATACTTATACAAAACAATGGAGACAATTATGATCACAATAATTATCACATTAGCAGTTGGTATTGCTCTGGGCTACTTTGGCAAAGATCAAATCAATTCTATCATAGCCAAATTTAAAAAATAATAATTACATTTGGTTTAAGGCAACGAGAGCAAAATGGTGTGCCAGATATCACTGGCACATTCTAATCTTTAAGTTCTTTTAAATTATCTTCAATGATCTGTTTGATGCCTTCGCGATAGTTGGGGTTGGTGGCCCATTTGTCCAAACTATCCACTATTTTGTTGATGTTAGGATTTTTTTTACTCATCTGACGATTTCTTTCATATCTAAATTCTCGGTGTACATCTTTGGTGTTCAAGATGTTTACCATGTCCTGCACCGACGCACATTTGGTTCTGTATTTTTTTAATCCCCACTTGGCATTCAATTGATAGTATGCTTTCATTTGTGGTTCTGCTGGATTCCAAGTTCTTATTCCAAATAGATTGTTGCCTTCCAATGCAAACCTACTGCTGCCATTGTCTGATTCCATCATGGCCATGGCAATTATGATGGNTTTGGGTATGTGNTGATCTCGGGGCAAACCGAATTCCACATAGTCTATGCATTTGCTCACTGCATTAATAAAAGTAGTTTGATTGTGATAACTCATGATGGGTTCGGCCAATCCCAAACTCTTGGCAGTTTTTCTCAACTGCTCCACAGGACCTGTGGTGATTTGTTTCTGCACAGTGTTATTGGGATAGTAAGTGCCCACGTAAAAACTTGCCAGCATCAAACCTGCAATGCTCAATTGTTTTTTGTACACTTTGCAAAATCGCCACGTTTTCAGTGCCCAAATTTTGGCACGTATCTGTAAAGTCATACTCTATATTATAGTGTAATTTACTTTGGTTGTCAACGCCATATAATTCAATGTTTGTGCGGTGTTTTTAATGGTGGGAGTTGCCTCCCACCACTGATCACGTTCTGTTGCCAAGTGTGATCACGCTCCGAAGTAGCAGATTATTAGGCTGCCAATAATTCTCTTCCAACAACAAAGTTAGAAGGAATTTTTACTTCTGATACGAAACGCTTGTTAGCATTTGTAAGTTTGGACCTTGACAGGGTGCCTCACTGGAAGACTCCTCGTTTTTTTACACAATCGTCGATTCTATTTCACCCCCGCAAAACACAATCAAAAAATTGTGTTTTATGCGAGTGAATTTGGTGGAGGTGCAGGGTACTGCCCCCTGGTCCGCATTGTTTATTACAAACGTATCATCGCCTACAGCAGTATTTAAACATATTATGTGATGATTGTCAATAGATGATTGTGCTGGGCCACTGATGTATTTTTGATATCTGTGTGGATTATATCAGTCTAAGATTGCCGGCAGCGGTTCTTCCACGAGATTCAATCAATTCATAACTGATGGCTTGACCTTCTGTGACTGTCTCCAACTGGGCACTTCTTAATGCTGATGCATGCACGAACACATCTTTGCTGCCATCGTCTGGAGTGATAAAACCGTAACCTTTAGCGGCATTGTACCACTTTACTTTACCTTGATTCATTATTCTTTTCTTTGTTTCTTTGTTTTTAGTTTTTACGTGTTTTATTTATGTGATTTTGAATATAATGGGCCTTAAACTGTGGTACAGGGCTCTTTTGGAGCCCCATACCAGCGAAAATTACATCGCGTTCTTTTTTTCTTGGATTTCTTTTCTTCTTGTCTTAGAAGCTTTAGAAAGAATTCCTAGAGCTTTTCTAGCTCTGGCTGCTGCAGCCTTAACGCCTTTTGTTTCAAAAGACTCAGACTCTATTTTGTACGATTCAAATGCTTGAACTATTTCATCGTGTGTAGCCATTGTTTTTTCTCCTTTTTGGTTATGATATCATAATGAGTTTGTTAAACTCCATATTAGTATATCGGTTGTTTTGATTCAAATCAATCAGATAGTTTGCCAAATGCTAATTTTGGTATGTGGAGATAAATTGATACACATCTTTCCACGTGTCACATCTGGTCACATCCTTGTGTTTGAAATCCTTGTTGTGTGGCTGGGTAAAAAGTATAGGTATCATACCTGCATTCAATCCTGCCAATGCATTCACTGGTTTATCTTCTATCCAAAAACTACCTTTAGGTTGTTCTGCCAATGCAGCATCTTTGTCACTGCCAGTGTCTAAAAATATCACGGTGTCAAATATTTTTCCAAATCTTTCTTCTAGATTGTCGTTGCGTGCTTTTTGAGCCATTGGATCCAAAGTTTGACTGGTAATTAGTTTCATAGTGTAGCCTGCATCATACAACAACTTTGTATAATGACTGGCTCCGTCAATGGGATCTAAATATCTCATATTGGCACTTTCGTTGAATATTTGTATCAACAATGAACATGCTTCTTTGTTTATGCCGTAGTGTTCTTCTACCTTGTAACTGTTTTCTTTTATTTTTTGATAGCCTTGACGTTTCATCCAATTGTCAAAACCCTGTTCCCAATGCAACAATACTCCGTCCACATCACACAGTATCAATCGTTTGCTCATATAGTAAGTCCTGTGGTGCTCTGCATATAACTGCTGCCCACTTCTTTGTTGCTGGGTGATATGGTCAAAATGTGTTGTGTATTGATCCAATGTTCATGTGCACCTGCTGTGAGTGCCCAAGGCAACATGCCCACTCCTGATTGAGTTTGTATCATACACATGGGTTTACGCACACAAATTTCTGTGTCGTTGAATTCGGTGATCCTAGTAACCAGTTCTTCTTTGCTGATCAATTTCACTGTGAACACATCTGTGTTGTTCACTTCTTTCATAAAACTATTCATTTTTTCCTTTGTTGAAATGAGCCTTAAGTTGTTGATATCCACCTATCAATTCTCCTTTAAGTATGATCTGTGGCACTGTTCTAGCATTGGGTATTGATTCCAGCAGTTGTTCTCTACTCCAACCCATGCCTATCATTCTTTCTTCAAATACTATCTCTTTGGATTTCAACAAAGATTTGGCCATGTCACAAAAAGGACATTGCAGTTTGCTCCACACAATGGTTTGGTTTGATTCTGGCATCAATGTATTATACACTATTTAATACAGTGTTGTCAATGGGGTCTTTGAATCAGAATTTTATAATTTGAATTTGGAGAATGAATCTTTTTTGATGTCTTGTTTGATGCCACCCACTATGTAGCTCTCCACTTCTGTCTCTTGTGGAGCCACTTGTACGCCATGACTGCTTAACCAATGACTGGTCCACGGCAGAGGATTTTGTGTGGCTGGTGTGTCAAATTCTGCGTCATAGCCCAATGCTTTTAATCTTTTGTTGGCAATGTGTTCCACATATTGACCCAACAATCTTTCATTCAATCCTATAATGCTGCCATCTTTAAACAAATGTCTTGCCCAGGCCTTCTCTTCTTCCACGCATTTTTTGAACATCTCAATCACAGTCTTGTCTTCTTGTTTGATTATTTTTAGAATGTCTTTGTCGTCACCCTTTTGCCATGCTTTGATCACATGAGTGGTTAGGTTTAAATGTGTGGCTTCATCACGTGCTATCAATGAAAGTATCTTGGCAGATCCTTCCATCAGTTTTAATTCTCCAAACGCAAAGGTACAAGCAAATGACACATAGAATCTTAAACCTTCCAATAGATTCACATTCACCATGGCCAAATACAATTGCCTTTTTAATTCTTCCACTGAGCCTTTACGGTTCACTGTGTATTGCAATGCCAGTTCACCAAACTTGTCATAGTTTTCAGTGACTGACACTGCTCTTTTGGTGATCTCTTTGTCGTTCAATATGGTGTCAAACACTTCGGATGGATCTGAATAAACATTCTTCATGATGTGTGTGTAGGCTCTGCTGTGTATGGTTTCGAAGAAATCCCAACTCACAATACAGCCTTCCAATTCAGGATTGCTGCAATAGGGTAAAAAGTTTAAACTGGGTCCTCTGCCTTGCACAGAATCTAACAGTGTTTGATATTTTAGATTGGATGTGAATATGTGTTTTTGTTCTGGACGAAAATTCATAAAGTCGGAACGATCTTTTTGTAAACTGACTTCTTCAGGTCTCCAAAAATAACCCAACATGGTCTGATTCAGTTTGTCAAATTGTGGATACTTGAACACATCGTATCTTTGTATGGAAAGATCCTCACCAAAGAACATGGGCTCTTTGCTCCAATCCACTTCATTTCTGTTGAATATCACTTTACTCATAGGTCGTATTTATTGTTTATATGGCACAGGCATCACACTCAGTATCTTCTGTAGCACCTTGCTTTACATTAACATCTGGTTCAGGCAATGTCAAGTCTTCTGATCCGTCTTTGACATCTATGGGATCTATGCCTGCTGGTTGAATGCTGTCTTCTTCACCTTTGAAATCATAGGTATTTTGATAGTAGCTAGTTTTCCATCCGTATTTGTATGCATTCAACATGTCTGTGGCCATCACACTCAGTGGCACTTCATTGTTGTCATAGTTCAATGGGTTATAACTCCAGTTGCCAGATATAGCTTGATCAAAATATTTTTGCATCACAGCCACTATTTTAATGTAGCCATCATTGCTGGGCATGTCCCACAGCAGTGTGTATGAATTTTTTAATTTGGGAAAACCTGGAATAACTTGTTTGAGTGGACCTTTTTTACTTTTCTTAATGCTGAGTAGTGCTCGGGGAGGTTCTATGCCATTGGTTGCATTAGAAACCACCGATGAACTCTCACTGGGCATCTGGGCACTCAATGTGCTGTGTCTCAATCCAAACTGTTTGATGTCTTTTCTCAATGACTCCCACGACATTCTTAATTTGGGTAATACTATTTCATCCACTTCTTTTTTGTAGGTATCTATGGGCAACAGTCCATCTGCATATTTGGTTCTGTCAAATTTTGTACATGGGCCTCTTTCTTTGGCCAATTGATTGCTGGCTTTGAGCAGATAGAATTGAAATGCTTCTGTGAGCTTGTCCACTGCCTCCCATGCGGCCTTATGATGATATTTTACTTCCATGCGTGCTAGATAATGTGCCAGTCCTATGTAGCCTATGCCTAGACTGCGTCTGGCTTTGGTGCTGACTTCTGCTGCTTTCACGGGATATTGTTGATAATCTATAATTTCTTCCAATGCTCTCACTGCCAAATCACACAAAGGTTCAAGTTCGCTCAATTCATTCAGCACGCCCACATTGATAGCACTCAATATGCACAGTGCTATTTCGCCTTTTTCATCGTCAATGTGATTGATTGGCGTGGTAGGCAGTGTGATTTCTTGGCACAAATTGCTCATGCTGACTTTGTCTTTGAACGATGAATGACTGTTGACATGATCCATGTTCATTATGTACAGTCTGCCTGTTTCTGCACGTTCTTTCAACAGATCAAAGAATAGTTCTTGTGCTCCAACAGTTTTTTTGGGAATTTTTTTATCAGTTTCGTACTTTATATACATGTTGTCAAATGCGTCTGTGCCAAATGCATCATACAATCCTGGCACTTCATGTGGTGAGAACAAAGTGATCTCTTCATTGTTGATGAATCTTTCATAGAACAATTTGGATAACTGTATGCTGTAGTCCATTCTACGCACACGATTGTCTTCTGTGCCTTTGTTGTTTTTTAATACCAGGATGTCTTCTATCTCTGAGTGCCAGATGGGGAAGTGTACAGTGGCATTGCCACCTCTCACGCCATTCTGTGTGCAACATCTCACTGTGCTTTCAAATTTCTTAAGGAACGGAATCACTCCTGTGTGCTGTACTTCACCGCCTCTGATTTTGCTGTTGATGCCTCTGATACGGCCAGCATTGATGCCGATGCCTGCTCTTCTTGCCACATACAGTCCAATGGCCATGTCACTGCTGAATATGGAAGTAAGTGTGTCATCTGAGTCCACCAACACACAGCTGGCAAATTGACGTATGGGAGTTCTTACACCTGCCATCACTGGAGTGGGAATATTAATCTTGTGAGTGGAAATAGCGTCATAGTATCTTTTCACATAAGTCATTCTTTTCTTTTCAGGATAGTTCATAAACAATGTGGCAGCAATCATCATGTACATGTCCTGTGGAGTTTCATACAACGCACCTGAGGATCTATCCTGCACTAGATATTTGTCCACAATCTGTCTCAGTCCTGCGTAGGTAAAATCCAAATCTCTGTCTCGGCGTATCCACGTGTTAAGTTTTTTAATTTCTGTTTTGTTGTATTTGTCCAAGATATTTTTGTCATACACTCCCAGTCTAACATTTCTAAGCATGAGTTTTAACAGATGCAGATATTCATAATCACCATGAGCCTGTTTGCGTAGATCATACAGCAACAATCTAGCCGCAGCAAATTGATAGTTGGGACTTTCTAATGTGATCAGATCGTTGGCTGATTTAATCAGCACATTCTGAATGTCTCTGGTACTGATGCCATCATAAAATTGTATGTTGGCATTCATTTCTATTTGTGATGCAGAAACTCCTGATAATCCTTCACAGGCTTCTTCCACCACAAAGTGCATTTTGTTAATGTCGAGAGATTCTATACCGCCGGATCTTTTGCGTACTTTAATATTAGAAGAATTCATTGATTTAATTCGTGTTTGTATTTGTGCAATAAAAATATATTTATCTATTTTATAAGTTAAAGTAAGTATATTGCGAAAAGAATTGTTTGTCAAACTCTTTCTGCGACAAAACGGCAGAATTTTCCAGCACTATGTATTGGTTGTCCACTGCCAATGTGTGATAACTTACAGTGTTATCCATGCTGATTTTATTTTTATCCACACACTGTAGCAGGTCAATCTTGGTTTGCACATACTTATCGGTCAATCGCAACGTGTACCACATGCCCAAAAGTCTATCCACAGTGTTGTAATCATTTTTTTCGATGAGATTCCAAGCCTGTGGCCAAGTGCCTTTATCAAAAAAATTTGTTTTGGTGTGAGTGAGTGGGCAATCTTTGTACAGTGTAAGGATTTGTTCTAGAGCATGATGATCAGACTCTAGCATGATTCTAAATTCACGCCAAGCAGTCAAACGCTCTGCGTAATCCCCATGGAAGATCAGTTTATGATTGTGTCTTGACTTGGTATAGTATGGTGGCTGTATCATTTAATGTACTGTTTTTAGTTTGAACTAATAGAGTATCTATTTGACCATCAGCATTGATATCAGACAATATTACATTGAAATCTAAATTAGTATTGTAAGTGTTATCACCCACGTAATCATATGTGTCTGTGAGGCTAGTGGTGTTATTGTTTCTGTTCACAATAATTTCTAAAGTACCACGACGCACTGCATTCACATAAGAACTTTTAAAAATATAATTAACAATATAATTTTTAGTTACATTTGCTGGCAATCTAAATGAATTGGTAAATGCCACTGTGTAACCCACATTCACTTGTAAAGAATAATTGTTGGTGTGTTCTACGAATCCTTCCACTTCAGGCACATAGGCTGCTGTCAAAAGAAAAGCAGATTCAGTGGCTAACTTTTTAGTTCTGTCAAAAAAATCGTTGTGTGATGCGTTTTCCATTGTTTCAAATTTAATCACGCTGTATAGGGCATTGAGTTCAGTGCCTCCATCATTGCCCACACTCTCAAAAGAATTTGTGGAGCTTCTGTTGCCTTTGCCTTTGCGAACCCACACTCCTTGTCGATTAATGTCTTTTAATTGTGTTTTGCTCACTGTGTTGTTGATGGGTCCTGTGAGTTGTCCTGGAGATCCTATAGTGGTCAATTCTCCAAACACCACTCCATATTGACATTGTTCAAACACACAGTTTTCAAAATGATTATCCATAACATCAAAGTCGGAATGCACAGCTTGTTGAAATTGTTTAAGTTTGATACTTTTAAAATTGTTGTTGGCTGAAGTTACTGTGGTGCTGAGTGCATCCAATCTGATTGCATAGTTGTTGGTGTAGTTGGCACTGTTGCTCCAATTGCCATCCATTTTAATATCTTCGAAATCACTGTTGACACAGTTGTCCACATACAGCGCCACATTGTTGCCTGTGATATTGAGACTCATGCCTTGTACTCTGATGTGACGAGCTTGGTTTAATGTGGTAGTGCTGGCTCTGTTGCCGGCCACTCCTGGAGTTCTTAATCCGTTCACAGTTTCAAACACAGGAAAGTTGCCTGTTTGATTGATAATGGTTTTATCGCTGCCATCTCCAATCAGTGTGGTGAATGGTGGTAATTTTAAACTGGCACTGATGATGTATGTGCCTGCTGGCACCAATAATTGTCTACGGCTGCTGGCATTGCCCACTGTTGCTGCATTCACAAACAACTGATCAATGGCCCTTTGTAGTTTCACTGTTTCATTGGTGAGTCCATCACCTGTGACTCCAAATGCTCTCACACTCACTGAATCATCCAATCTATTTTTTAATGTTCTCTGTACTGGGGCTCCTACTGTGGCTCCTGTTTGCACAGTGCTTTCAATGCCATATATGTAGGTGCTGCTGAGTTCAAACAAGTTGTCGTGCTCTGTAAGAATTTTTGTGTTGCCCACTGTGGGTGCGCCTTCAGACACTGACCCATTGCCTATGTACAATGCTTGGGTATCCACTGCCCAACCAAACTCACCGCCCGCCAATTGAGGTATGCCAGAGCCTGCGCCCGCTTGTCCTCTGCGTACTTGAATCCTGCTGATTGATACAATTGCCACTGTTATCTCCTATAACTTGCTGATTATCACAAGTGTATTTATCGACTGTGATGTGTATTATGAGGTGTGCTCTGCTTGTTTCTTAAAATATTGCTCTACCCTGCTCCACCACTGATCTGCGTATTTGGAATAATCCAAGGGTGTGATGTCAAATTGCTGGTAGGTCATGTCTCTACTGCACATGAACACATGAGCTTGTTTGATCTCAGTGCCATACACTTTGTTGTGTGCTTCTGCATAGGCAGTTAATTGCAGGAAATAATCTGTGACCCATTCTTTCTTTTTGGGTTTGTTGGTTTGTTTAAAATCTATGATGCAGGGTGCTCCTTTGTAGGTGCCCACACAGTCAGTGGTGCCTGCATATATCTCGGGATAATACAGACTGACTTCCGAACCCCAAACTTCTTCCACATGCACCAGAGCATTTTTGCCCACTGTCTGCGCCATGTCATGTGCCTGTTTGGCAAATGGATTGGAACCTGGTGTGCCCCAGCTGCCTCGTTCAATGTATTCTTCCAAATATTTGTGCATGCGAGTGCCAATGCCACTGGCTTCTTTGGTGATAATGTTGGCTTGTTCTTCACCCACTTTTCTACGCCATTCCATCAGATGTGTTTTGTCTTTGGTATTGTCCAATATGGTAGTGACTGAAGGCAATGCTGTACCATTGGGTGCGCTGTACAATCTACGGCCATCAACCAACACTCTCTTCAAGCGCTCATACTGATATCGTGGTTTAAGTAGTGTCATTTAAATTTTTATTCTTTCTTGTCTGTATCTGGACCTGTGAACTTGCTGAGATGATTGAGTTCATCCAGCATGTCATTGGCACTGGGATAATCTATGGGATGAGCAAAGTAAGGATCCACTGTGCTGTGTTCATCATCTTCTGCTTCAATTTTTTTAACTTCAGGCACATAATGAAACACAATGTTTTCTACTCCATGTTTCAATGTCATTTTGCTGCCAGCACAACCTGAACATGCACCACCCATTTGTAATTTTAGTGTGCCTGTCTCTGGTTCGAAATCTATCAATTGCACAGCACCTCCGTGACTGCCCACTCCAGGCAACACATATTTTTCGATTACGGTCTGAATATCAGACATGATGTCCTGTTTGGTTCGCTCGGTCATTGTGCAATTATATGTGGAGTTGTTGGATTTGTCAATCTGTTATTTGGATCGTTTTTTGAGAGCCTTCTGTGCCATGCGATCCACTGAATTCTTTTTTGGTGCTGTGGGAGTGGCACCTGGTTTGGCCACATCAGTTTTCATGGTGATGCCGTCTTTGTCAAAATTTTTGATTATGCTTTTGAATTCTAAATCTGTGTCATAGGCCTGTTTGACAGCATCAAAGTTGTATTGGGGTCCTTGCACATTCTGCATGATGCGATTCAATGCCACATAGTTGATGTAGGCAGGTTGCTGCTGACTGTTGGCAGTGCCAATTAAATTTCTTAATACTTGGGTGATGCGGCTGTGTTCAGCCTCGATGACTAAACCTTTTTTTTTCCGATGAAAGGTCTGGACAGCATTTCTGCTAATTTGGGACTTCTTCTGATGATGGATTCTCTTTTCTTTCTGTCTGCAGGTTCTTCACCACCTGTGGCTGGTTCGCTGGCAGTGAAGTCATCTGCTGTGTCTGGTGTAACTTCGGGTTCTACTTCTGTTTCAAGGTCTTCTATGTCATCTTTGGGATCTTCCGCGCCCAAGGTTGCCGGCGCTTCTTCGCCTGTCAGGACAGCTACGCCGCCTGTGAATGATTTTCTTACAGTTTCTAATTGAGTGTATAATTGTTCNATTGCTGGTTTCATGGCTGCAATGAATTCTTCTGCTTTTTCAGAACCCATCTCATTTCTAATCTCATCGCCTAGGTCAAGATTGACTTCAGTCTGCATTTTGGCTGTGTCTTCCAACCAACCAGTGATTTTGTCCACCATGCTGTTGGCGGCCATCACTATCTTGGCAGTGTCTTCTGCTGCTTCTTTAATATCTTTTTTCTTTTCTTTGTCTTTGATGGCTTTTTTCATGGGTTCTTTTTTGTTGCCATCTTTGTCCATGTCTAAAAAATCTGGTTTGGCTTCTGCAACAGATTCAGCTGATTTATTATCTTCTTTTCCTTTGGTTACTGTGTACACTCCTGCTGCCTGCATGAATTTTTCATGATCAAAATTAGGATTGAAATGTTGGAATATGGCTGAATGATGTTGAGCATACTCACCTCTTTTGGTTACGTCTTCAATATTTTTTAACATGTCTGCCACATA